TAGCCCAGTCTTCTTCTATCTCAATATCGAATGTCGGCTCTGTGTCAACTATATTTCTATTTCTTGGATCAAACTGACCTTCGTTAAAAGTTAAAGCCGTTTCTACCTGCTTTTCGCAAAACCTAAAGTCAGCAGGATAATATTTATGACTATCTTGTGAGGTGTAATGTTCATAGCTGTCTTTCATTAATTGAGCTACAAACTTTTTTGTGCCTAATTTTCTAGGCGTAAACTCTAGTTGCCCAAGAGCGTCATCTGTAATTGATAGCGTTTTACTATCTGGATTATCCTGTAGCTCTTTTTTACAGGCCGCAAGACACTCCATGACCTTGTGACACGCAGTGCCTTGTTGCGCCTTCTTGCCAGACTCAGACCTATATCCTAAAACATAGGTCATGAAATATTGCATTTGACAAAAGTCATAGTTACCATAACTAGAAGATCTTATGTAGGTAACTATCATTCTGATTCTCTAAACTGATGAATGCCACCAACAAGAACAGGCTCTTCTTTATTTTCATCTACATTTTCTGTATCAGAAGTTATTGGCGCTCCAAGCCATCCCCAATCTTCAATTGCCTTTATAATTTCCGTATGAGTTTCTTGGATGGACATGTTTTGATTATCAATAACAGCATCAAATTCATAGTCCTCATCAAAGGCATTTTCGCTTTTGTGAGAATCTTTGTAATTTGATCTTGTTAGTCTAATGACTTTACCTCCAGCATTTTGAATAGCTTCAGCTTCGTTTGGATATCTACAGTCATCAATTACCGCTAGCAAAGATCCTTCTGATTCTACATCTTTAATTAGTCTTGAAACCCAAATCTCTTCATAGATTTTTCTACAAACTTCAGAACCAAAAAACTGAAGGAACTCTCTTCCTGTCATCTTGCCCTTTTTATGATAAATTAAAGAACCTTCTTCAATAAGTTTTTTAACAGGCGCAAGCTTGGCGGTTTTAGCGCAGGTTATGACTCCCGGCATAGACTCCCAAGTGATTGGTATCTTTGCGTTTTTCTGTATATCAGTGCCTCTGATGTTCTCTTCTTTAATATCAAATAGTTCTGTAGCGATATTTTTTAGAGGGTCTGCAAAAGAATAGCTTTTTACATAGGGCCACATGTTATAAACCGCCCATTCAGAAAACTCTAAATCTACCCTTTTAACGTCCAGAAGAGCGTGTCCCTGCTCCTTTTCCCCTTTGGAATCAATAAATTCTGTGGCAACAACAAGCTCACCTTTTTCTGTTATACTAAACCCGCCAACTATATTATGGGATCTAAGCTGATATCCATGTATAAAATTGCTACAGGTTGTTTTTCCAGACTGTTTGTTGCCAGCAAAGGCTAAAATTCTGGTCGTCATATCAAGTTATCCTTTTTCAGTTGGGGGTTAAGTTCTTCATGAATTTGTTCAATAGACATTTCACCAATGTCTTTTTTAGAAATTTGCGGTCTATAATAGTTAAATCTTCTCCCGCACTTTTTTACAATTTGATCAGCGGCTTTCTTTCCCGCTTCGTCATAGTCTGTCAATATTACTAAATTTAAAGCTCCGCTTTTTTCCAATACTAAAAGTTGGTCATCGCTTACACTAGCGCCAAAGATACCAACTGAATTTTTAAATCCCGCTTCATACATTCTTAAAACATCGCCTTGTCCTTCTAATATGAAAAGAACACCCTTGTCTCCCATGAAGTTTTGCGCGACATTGAATCCATAAAGAACATTTTTCTTAAATCCTTTACTGTGTAACCACTTAGGTTGCAAGCTGTCATTAATAGCTCTTCCTACACATCCTACATAGTTATAGTCCTCATCGTAAACTGGGACAACAACTCTTCCCGACATTGGCTTATTTTTTGCAAAACATGTACCAATATCAAAAGTTTTTAAAGTTTCCTCACTGTATCCTCTTCCGATATAATACTCTGCCGGTATGTTGATTGTAGATTGTATTTGTTCTCTAGATATGTTAGGTATTTGTCTTTCTATCTTTCTATCAAATATCTCTAGCAATTTCACTTCTTTTTTAGCGCCTGTCTTAACTTCTATTTGGCTTGGATCTAGCTTTAGAAAGTCTAAACAAAAATCATAGACAGTATTTAATGGTAAGTCTCTACCTTCTCTGTATGATAGTACACCTCTAACAAATCCAAATATATTGCTTTGATAGTCTTGCTCACATTGATTCGTCCAACATCTCCAGTTTCCTGTAGCCGTATCTCCATCTGTAAAGATACTACAGCCCTCTGGACTGTCGCCACCGTGGATTGGACATGGGAAAGAGTGTCTATTAGGATACTCTATGCTTTCTATTTCAAAATATTCTAAAAGTGACGGAATATCTTCCGAAAGCTTTTCACATACTGTCAATATCTGATTCTGAGTCAATCTCTTCATTTATTTCAAAACCTTCTTCTCTTGCTCTCGCACTATTATGAAGTTCATTTCTAGTCATGCCTTCTTCAAGTCTTCCTATTTTACCAAACATTTTCATGCTAACGTAGTCGCCATCATCTAAGCCTTCACCGTGTCTTGAAACAACGGGAACGAGTTTCCTGTTTCCGTTCTCTACCCTGTCTTCCGCTACCTCTTCTTCTGATTTCATCTTAAAGATAGAGAAGCTAGTACAAAGCCATATAAGCCTGTCTGAGCCTGATACAACATCGGTAGACTCTTTGGTTATACCATCTCTGTTTAGCTGCACAAAGCTCAAGCAGGGTACATCATACTTAACCATAAAGTTATGTAGTTGAGTAATTTGAAATCCAAGCACTTGATATTCTTGCATGGAGCTACTAATGCCCTCAGAACCCATCAGCTTTAGATAGTCATATACAATCAAACAATCATTTGTGACACCGGCCTCATCAAATCCTACATGCTGATAAATCCATTTGCGCATAATTGCTAAGATGTTTTCAAAAGGTTGACCAGCAATACTTATGTAGTGATAAGGTATTTCTTTTAGTTTATCTGCTGCTTTCTCTACCTTCTCTTTTTCTAGTGGATTTTCTGTAAACTTACCAGTAGAAATCTTATTTATATCTACACCACTGACGTTTGCAAGCATTCTATTAAGATGATCTTCTTTGCTCATCTCGGTATCTAACATAAGTACAGGAATACCCAGATTGGAAACATTCATAGCGACAGCATCGCCAAACATAGATTTACCAACCTTTGGGCGAGCCGCGATAAGATCGACACACTTTCTTCTTAAACCGCCTCCAATAGCAGCATCATATCTGGGAAAGCCCGTAGGAATACCCACATTGTCAGAAACGTTCTCAGAAAGAAACTCAATGTAGTCATCAATATCTTCACCAATAATCTCCGTTTTCTTATTAGATGATTGATATATGTCAGCAGTAGCATCAAGAATGGGCGCTTCTACTTTGGAGATGAGATCCATGACATCTTCATCACCGTTTGTAGCATCCAAATCTTTTTGACAAGCGCTAAGTGTTTTCTTTAAATCTCTTGCTAGTTTAAGTTTGGCTATCTTTACAGCGTGAGACTTTGCATTTTCTTTATGTATAGGAAAGTTAAACAGAGATCGTATAAATGATATCTCTTGCTTGTTGTTGATAGACTCATGTACGCCTAAGCTATTGGCGGCAGAAAGTATAGATGCTAGTTCTACCTTGGCGTTTTCCGAAACAGATTTGTAGATACAATGAAACAAAAGCTGATTCATGTCATCTGTGAAATGATCAGCGTCTACAAAGTCTATTTCTAAATAGCAGTCTAGCCCATACTGACAAAGAGCCGCGAGTACGGCCCTTTCTGATGCTAGATCTTCAAGATTATTTTTCATCTATACCGACCTTGCCCTCAAGCACTTATCGCAGGTAAAGAAGTCACGCGCATGTTGAGGATGAACCTCTACACTAGAGTTGCAAGCAGCACAGAATTGAGAAACCATC